TCATTGATGAATTTGTCTCAGGACCCGAGGCGGCCTTCTTTACAAGAGGCTACCTTGAGGTTCTACTCGACAGTTCATCTAAGATAATGAACTTCCGACTGGAGGATCAATTGGTGATCTTCCGTACGGCGGCCAAATGGCCGAAGGAGAAATTTATTAAATACGCCAAATATGCTACAGCGTACCCAATGGCAAAATTTCTCCAGAACGATTTGCCGGACAGGCCAGAAGGATTCGAAGGGAACCCACTCTGGTCTGGTGCGATCAAACGTTTCCTCAAGACAAGAATTGTCGCTCGTTCACCCAAGAATTCCAGGTTGTTTTTCGGAATTCTACAAGGAGTGAAAAGGGCCTGCATGCAGGTCCCAGAGGACTTTATTGTGGAGGCCATGATCAAACATAGGAAGGCTCTAACGAGTGCACCGCGAGGTGCCGAGCCCACTCCCATGATTCCCTATTATCGTGAATTCTTTGAGCGTTTCCATCCAAAGGAACCTAAACTCCATGAAGCCAGTACATCGGCTTCCTTTGAGTCGGTTCGATCTGAAGGAGGTGCTCGTGGTTGGATTCAATCCAATCCAGAGATCACGAATGAGGAATTGATCACCATGGTAGAGACACGACCAGGGAAAGTGGAGTCCGTTTCCGGACCCACTCTCCACGTCGGTTTTGAAGAGCTTGTTGATATGGCTCTACAGGAACCGACCGCGGTTCGAGTCTCGGCTATCCTGGAACCTTTGAAAGTCAGGTTAATAACGAAGGGTAATACTCTCCGTTACTGGCTTTCTCGGGATTATCAGAAGCAGCTGTGGCAGTATTTACAAAACTTTCCACAGTTTGCTCTTACAGGACGGCCTCTCATGGCTAGTGACCTTCACGGCTTGTTATCTCGGGAACAGAAGCTTGGACTCAATTTCAGTCAGTGGGTCAGTGGTGACTATGCAGCCGCCACAGACACTCTTGATCTGAGACACACAAAGGCCGCTTTTGAAAGCAGTCTTCGTATGGGTCTTTTCACGCTTCCGCCCAAGTACCAAGAAGTCCTTCGGAGTGTTCTCTATGAGCAGGATGTCTACTATCCAGAGAACCTCCGACGACAATTCGCCGGTCTTGAACCAGCAACCCAGCAGACGGGTCAGCTCATGGGTTCTACCCTGAGCTTTCCTATCTTGTGCACAGTAAATCTATGCGCTTACTGGGCTGCACTTGAGGAACGCACGGGACGATGTTTCGAAGTTCACGAACTACCTGTTCTTGTGAACGGTGATGACATCTTGTTCCGTTGTGATGATCAGCTTTACCGGATCTGGCTTCGGAAAACCGCAGAAGTTGGTTTCGAGCTCAGTCTTGGCAAGAACTACGTTCATCCAGACTACCTTACTGTGAATTCACAGCTCTACTTCCATGATAAGAAGAGAGATATGTTTATCCACCAAGGTGTCTTGAACGCTGGTCTGCTTACGGGACAAAGCAAGGTAACCGGTCGCCACGGTGCTAAAGTTGCACCTTTGTGGGACTACTTCAACGAGGTAACACGAGGAGCTGTTGATCCAGTCCGCGCGAAGCAACGGTTTATCCATTATCATAAGATAAACGTTGAGAACATTACCCAAAAGGGGAAGTTCAATCTTCACGCCGCCCCGATGAAGGGTGGGCTTGGTTTCGATCCAGTTGGAGAGACCAAGTTCACATCCTTTCAGAGGCGGTTTGCGGACTTTATGGATTATCAGCTTAGGAACGATCCTGAAAATTTTCAGAAGATCAGTCTCATACAAGAGAGACCGACTAACGTTCCAAGGTCCTACCACAATCCGAAGTACATCGTTCAACCGAAATACGGACCGTACGAAGAAGGAGTTGTTGATGTCAAGGATACGACTATTCGTATGCCGATCTTGTCATCCAGGCTGGAGCTTGACAACGAACATGACTTTCATAGTCAGATGCGTGTCAGGTTTCCGAAGAGAGGAGTCATGCAGACTTTCCGCTCAAGGAACTGGAGACAACAGAAAGGCGCGATCAGTCGCGATCGCTTCCGTCTGATGGAGTATGTGGGAACCCGTCCTGTAGGACCGATGGGTTTCACAACATCCCATTAGACCTCATTGGGTCCATGGAATTAAATCTCCCAAAACGGTGTGTTCGTCGTACCCGAGTGATCTGTAAGATTGGTCACGCTTCGAACACTTAATACTTCCGTGCTAAATGCTCTAACGTCCACCCTTCGTGGATGTCAGCTAAATGCCGACAGACTGCACGGGAGAGCCACAGTAATGTGGTTTCCTTGGATGTACAGTCGTGCCAATGATGGGCAGGATCCAATATTACATCATGGTCAACAACTCTAGACCACCAAAACAAAATGGAAATGGAAACGGGAAGACACGGGGAATCAAGAAGAACCGAGGAAAACTTTCAAACCTCCGGGGGATCACTCAATCGGTGGCCCTCAGCGTTAATAACGCCTTCGGAGATACTGCGAAACCGCAGACTATCGTCAAAGGACTTGACGCGTTTGATAGTTGTCACGTTCCTCTCCCTCGTGCTGTGGGTGATTATACCGTTATCAGAACGACTGAAGTCCTTTCTGGAACGAACACCCTCAGCCTCTTCGGACCTGTCATGAGCTCGAACACCAACACTGTTGGTGGTCCGCAGTGGAGCAATATCTTTTGCATCCGCAGCACGAGTGGCGGTGCCGCAATCAACTCAACGAACGGTGCGAACCGACGCGTCTTTTCTGCTATGCAGTCAAGCGCGTGGGACGACGTTCGGTTGACTCCGGCTGCCTTCACTTTGAAGCTCATGAACCCCGAAGCCCTTCAGACTACCACGGGCGTCGTCTATGTTGGACGCGCTCGTCAGATGCTGAACATGGGAGGTTCAACCCGCACATGGGACGAGCTTTCTAATGAGCTCGTCTCATATTCTTCCCCTGAACTCTGCGCTGCTGGCAGGCTCGCTCTACGTGGTGTGAAAGTTGATGCCGTTCCTTACGACATGAACTCTCTTGCTGATTTCCGTACGGAATCCAAGAGCTCCAACACCAACTTCAGTTGGACTGATGATTCACTGAATTTCGATGGCTTTGCCCCGATCTTCGTGTACAATCCCAATGGGATTGATCTTCAGTTCCTCGTCTGTTGCGAGTGGCGAGTCCGCTTTGATCCAGCCAATCCTGCTTACGCTTCCCATAGCTACCACCGTCCTTCGACGATGGGCTATTGGGACCGTGTACAGAGGCTTGGATCTGCTCTGGGTAATGGTGTTATGGATCTCGTTGAGAAATCCGCACCCCAATTACTCATGAACATGGCGCAAGAGTCCGTCAATCGTCAGCTAAGACTGACAAATGACTAGTGTTTCCACAGCTGGGTACCAGACACGATTACATTTCTCATTGACCGATGGGTCGGAGCGTACGAAAGTTGCTCTTATCCACACCGGGAAAGCCCGAAAGGGACCTTGAGATATCGAAAGTGTCTGAGCTGTTATCCACTTTATCCTCATAAACTCCCTCACCTCATCACATCTAGCTGTTTCGATAGATTCAGCGAGGCAGGTATCGAAAGATACCTGGAGTCC